TGCTAACGAAGTAATTCCGGGTATCGGGCTGGCGTCAAACTTGTCTGAAAGATCAGCCACTGAATACTGAGGGTCACCATACCATGTACTTAGTAGGTCCCGCGCTTCCGGAGAATTCTTATCTTCTACCTGCGACCATTGGTCATAAGCCACCCGTCTTGGGTTGGCTGCATCTAATTGAGCCACCATCTCGGCCTGGGTCAGCTGATCTTTCGTCAGGGCGTAGGTTACTCCGGCTAAAGCTACAGGCACAACACTTTGGCTTGCTATTTTAGCTGCCGCTTCACCACCGAAGCCATCCCAGAGTCTAGCTGGTGCTTTTGAAGAGGCCGCTAACGAGGTACTTCCAGCCGGAGAGGCACCAGCCGGAGCACTTGGAGGCTGGTAAGGCGCAACGGTAACCTTACCCAAGCCAACCTGATAGCTATCGGTAGGATTCATATTGGCAGCTCTAGCCTCTATGTATGCGCTTCGGTTAAAGGGTTGAGGAGATGCAGACGAGTTGTCAGCCGTCCATGCCATGTTGTCTGCTTCGTTTTGCCAATTTGACACCGAATCAGGGCTCGACGTAGGTCTAAGTTGCTGCGCTGTGACTGGAGTAGTGGGGGCTCGCAAAATTTGTTGGCCAGAAGCAGGATTTACTCCCAGACTCTCCAAATTAGCACCCGTCTGATAGCTGGGGAATAACCTATCCTTCCAGCTGCTACCGGTTTTAAGGGTGCCTGAGGTGGCAAATCTCGAAGGATTTGCCTCAGTTCCAGCCAAGTTATTAAAGGCCCAGCCCGTTCCTCGAGGACCAAAGATGCCTTGAGCAAGTGGGTTTTGGGCTCCGGATGAGAAGAGATTACCGGCTGCTTGAAAAGGGGTAGTCAGGCCTGTGCTAAGACCGCCCATAAATGTACCGCCTTTAGCAATTCCTAACAAATCTCCGGCTTGAGTGCCGCTCAACGCACCACCTATTCCAGAAGTAAGCGCACTGGCGCCATAACTAAGAGCCGACGACTTCAGAGCATCGGCCCAAGACCCGCCTTGGAGCTTGGTAGTCAGGCCTGATGCAATAATGCCGCCAATGCCCGGCGCAATCATGTTGCCAAGAATTGGTGCTACAATCGGCGCTAATTTCTTAAAAACCTTCTTGACAGCTTTGTATGCTTTCTTAAAAAACTTATGGAACCAGAACTCGGGGAGGCCTGTATCCGGGTTTATGGAGTTCATCGTATTACCAACAACATAACGATTAGGATCCTCGATCCCCATCATCTTCATTTGCCACAATAAATCTTCTTTCAACTCCGGATTTTCGTCAAAAACCTCCTTGGGGATTATGGTCTCCCCTTTAGCCGCGTGAACTATGTACTCGTCGCCGTAACGACCAAGTGTAGCCAGACCACTAGCCAAAGCTTTGGCGGAAGGCTCACCAGAAAATTTAGGGGAAGGGTTTATCATCACGAAAGCTCCAAAATATTGGCGAAGACTTGAATCTTCGCTGCGGTAGCGCAGTTAAATATAAGCGTGTCGCCCGTCTCTAAGACAAAAGGCCCAGTAAATGACACGTCTGCGGTGGCAGAAGAAGAGGCTAAAGTAGCCAAAGTGATCTTCTGCAAAGTTACCGTTACCGAAGCGGAGCTATCGGTAATCTTGCATAGTACCACTATCGATGCTGTATGGCTATTGTATAGATTGATATTTTTTATAAGGGCTTCCGTAGCTGCTGGGCACGTATATACGACCACGTCCCCTGTAGATCCGACTGTCGTCACTATGTTTTTGTACGCGGAAGCCATTAGATCATAAACCAGTTGACGCCGTTGGTATCGTCTTCTCCGCTAACCACAGCGGGAAAGTCCATCTTTGTAAGAGCCATCTCCAAGTCCCTAAGAATGCGAACAAAAGTGTCCGCGTCATATTCGTCCGGAGCCATAGGCATACTGTGGTCTAGTAAAGTAGTCATTATCGTCTCCCATCCGGGCGTAGGTCTAAGCGTAAATCACCTAAAGTCCACGTTATATCAGTAGTCGAGCTTTCAATCCGTAACGACGCCTGCCTAGACCGGCTCCGAAGAAACGCCTGCTCAGTGGTGGCCTGAATGGCGCTTGTCGAGCTTGTCACCAAGCTGTCCCCAGGGTAATTCCTAGTCTTCAAAACGTAGTTTACGGAAGCCTCCGCGTCACTGCTTGTAATGTCAATATCTGGAATAAGGCGGCTTACAAACATGAATTGTTCGCCATCCCCTAGATCAAAGTCAGCCGACTCAATATAGGAGGTCATAGGGGAACCGTCATTATCGTCCCCCTTTTCTTGGATATACACGAAGTTCGTACCACTGGCGAGGCCACTGGCCCTTGGGTTGTCGTGTATTCCATAATCCACCCAAGCCGTCCTTGAAAGCGAACCCAGATCCCAAGTGTTTTCGGTAAAGTTAAACTTAACGTAGCGGTCTATCTCGGTAGAGTCGGCAGTGGGGTAGAACCAAAACACCTCGTCGAACATCTTGTTGGATGCCGCAAAGCATTTGAAACTCTGGTCAAGGTTTATGTCGTCAAAAACGTAACGGAGAAGAGTACACGGGATAGTCTGAACACGGCCTGTGTAGACATAGAAGTTCTCACGGTCCATCCAGAACACTTTGTCACCCACCGTCGTAACAGCGTTTGGACCAATAATAGAGACGTTGTTCGCCAGCATACTAAACCCAAACGTGAACGGGGGACCTGTAAACCTCATCGCGTGAAGCGAAGTGTCTGTCCATATAAGCATTTCTTGACGGGTTTTCTGCGCCGATATGATCTCGGAACCAGAAGATATGCGTTGAGAACCCGCTGTGTTCGTTGCCGTAGGAGTCCAATCAACAGGGTTTTCCTGATCTGACCAGCGTACCATTAACAAGTCTTGGTCCGATTCGTCTAAAGGGTTGCAGCCAAAGCAGACCACATGCCTGTCCGCCCCAGATATCATAACGCGCCGGGTAATCGTCGGAGCAGCGGAAGCACCAGACTGAGAAGCAAGGTCCGTGGCCCGTGAACCAAGGCCCAGTGACTTATCCCAGTAGTACGGGGTTCCGTCGTAGACGTTAAATATCAGGTCTTCGCCCCAGTTGTCTTGGCTGTACAACCGGATGTTAAAGCCTGTTTGTGCTGCTGTGCTCGAAGATTCGCCCCACCCTACAAAATCATTTGCTTCCTTAACGTCAGCGGCGTCGCTATGTGCCGCCGCCGTTGTCCCGCGAACGCCTCGAACAACACCTGCATTAATGGTGTTGGTGGATTTTCCTGTGTATTGAATCAATTCGCTATCAATAAACATCAACCCAACAAAGGTTACGGCAGCCCCGCTAGAAGAGGTTGCGGCAGTCGTTCCGTCGTCAGCGCGGGTCAAATCACCAAACACGTTGCTTAGATTAGTGCCGTACCGTATTTTCTCGCTGCCTATCAGAATTGTTCCTTTGGCCGGAAAACCACTGGAATCCGCCACCGGGATAGAGGAACTGATAATCGTAAGGTTTGCGCCTGTTGTGGTGGCCGCCGTTTCAAAACTAGCCGCACTGGTTAGTATAAACGAAGTCACGCTGGCGTCTATTCCGCCGCTGTCATTAAGGGTCGTCTGAGCATAACCTGTTGTTAAACCGCCCCAAAGACCCGCACCAAAACCTGTTCCGCTTACAACCGTATTAAGACCAGTGTTGATCTGGTAGTTAGCAATAACAGCGGAACCACCCCCCGCAGTGCCTCCAGAAGAGGCTGTTCCAGCCGTGGTAATCTGATAGCTGTTGGAATCAAGGACTGTAACTTGGTGTTCCGTGTTTAACCGAGCGGCGGCTATACCATCTGTGGTAGTGGCACCACTAAAAGTGACGAAGTCACCCGTTACTGCGCCATGCGCTACCGCTGTTACAGTAACGACAGCAGAACTTGCTGCTCCTGTTTTAAGAGGGTCGGCACCGAGGGTGGCTGTAGAACGTATCGGTGTTATGTCGTTGTACCCACCACCTTCTTCTATGTAGACCTTGGTCTCTGTTCCAAGTCCCATGAACTTAGATCCGTCAAGAGCGGCCCAAACGTGCAGGGAACGACCCGTGCCATCAATGGTGTTACTGCTTAGACGTTCCCATCCGCCCATCTTCTCCGGACGACCTTTGCGGAAGCGAATTAGGTCAGAATCAAACCACCCGTTCTCACTGCCATAAGACGTAGTCTCGCGGTTAACTCCAGGGTTAAATTGTATTTTAGACAGAGGCATCTAAGTTCTTCCCGCTCCGACTTATTAAAAGTATACTATATCTTATTTTATTCTTAGTACGTTGTCATCCAATGGGCGACTTCTTTTCTGTGAGCTATGTTATTTATCTTGTTCTGAGGTGGCGTACACATTAAGTCGCCCAGAGGATAATTTTTTCTCAAGCAAAAAAATGGGGTAGATAAAAATCGTGAAAAGACCTGTTAGAACCAAGCAGACTCCAAAGAAAACTGCGGTGAAGATAAAATCAAACATGTTTAGCATGGGTGATTCCCGTTGGGAAAAACCGTAGTATATAGGAAAAACCCTTGCAAAGAAAATGGATTTCTGAGGTTTCTGAACAGCTAGGTGACCAAACTCCAGAGGAGGTCAGAGGGCGGCGGCTGCGATGCTTGCCCAGAATGCTCGGCTAAGGCCGAAGCTCACTATCAATCGCGAGAGGATCGTATTTATTGATTTATTATATTAACGCCTGTGCAGCATATGAAGCAGTTTTAGCTCGATCTGACCCACCCATGTCAGAGGTCCGTATTAAAATCAATGTTTATGCTTAAAACTATGCGCGTATTTTTTGCAACGGCTCTACTGGTGATTGTTTTTTTGCAATCAGCTAGTGCCTCTGCGCCATGCCATTTGAATCGCAACGAAAT